TACTTGTCGATGTTAGAAACAATTATTAAGTATTATGTTATTAGTTTTCTATTAATTAGATTTAATCCATTCACTAAAATTAAATTTACAGAGTTTGATAGAAAAATTGTTTTTTCGTCAGCAGTATTTTTACTTACTACTACTACTATTAGTGAATATGGAAAAAATCTTGATATACTAGAAGGTGCAAAATTATTAAAATTTATTAAATAGATTTATTTACCTTTAAACTTCTATTTCTCACCCTTCGTCCTCGTTTTAATGTTTTATTATTATTTTCATAAAAAAATTGTTTTATATGTTCCAATATTTTTTTTCCGATTATTGTATCTATATCTTGTTCATCATTCGATTTATTATGTACACGATAATGATATTGTTTAAATTCCTCTTCTATAATATTTATAAACTCAGACTTATTTTTGATATTTTGTCCTAACTCTGAATCTAAAAATCTCAATATTAATTGGTTTATTGTTAATCTATAATGATAAGGTTTTACATTTATGTAATATACATTCTCTTCACTCATACCTGGATGATTTACATCGTCTATAAAACATATATCAATATTTTTTGGTAATTTTGTACATTTTATGAGATCATCTACGCTTTTATTATGCGATGTTCTCCCCATTTCTACTCTTTCACCGTTTACCTCAAATGCTGCTATTATTTTATCAAATAATTTATATCCAACTTTACTATCAAAATATTTTGTAATTAACTTGCACCATGATTTAGGTCCTTGATTATTAGTATATACCATAACCTTATAACATTTATTTCTTTTCTTCTTCTCTACTAAGTATTTTAATATATGTAATATTTTGGGCCTTATAAATTCAGGATATAAATCTAGTATTTCTACAAAATATTTATTGCTGAATTCTTGATTATTGTAATATCTATTTAAACAATCGCAAAATATTCCTAACTCGGTAAAGTACCCTAATGTTTCATCTAAATCAAATACAACTATTTTTTTTACTATGTTCATATACATTATATAATTATAAAAAATCTAACCAATAAATATACTCTATAAATGGAATTAACATCTAGTGATTACAATAAAATAATCGATTTTTACAATATAGATATTCCAAATAATAAATCAAAAAAAGATATTGCCGAGGATGTACTGTCATCAAAATTATGTAAATGTATTAAAAAAGTTAAATCTAATACCATTAATGAGAAGGCAGCCATTGCTATTTGTAGAAAAAATATATTCAAAAATAGAAATATTGACTTTTATAACTTCAAATGTAAAAAATCTTCTAGATTCGTTTCAAAAAAGGGTACTAAAAAAAATTTGCATAAATTTAGTAAAAAAATTAATTTTAAAAAGAAGCGGAAAACTATGAAAAAAAAAACACCTACGTAAAATAATAATGGTTACATTAGAAAACCTCATTGTAGATGCAAAGAATATTGTATATATCGAACCAACTACTGATAATATAGATCAATACACAAATGACGAATTGGTATATAAATCTATAAATATTGCCTTGAATAATGAAGTGCAAATAAAAGCAGGACTGTATATTTGTAGTTTATTTACACCACTTAAACTGGTATATAAGTCTATACTACGAGGTTATATTGAATATTTTACACCTACATAAATAATAATAAAATATAAAATTGAATTGTTTAAATACTCCAATTCAATTTTAACAATAGATAATTATTATGAATACCGTAAAGTTATTTTCCGAGATATTTAATTTTATTCTTATGACTTCTAGTAAGTATAAAATTGACGAATCGCATGATATTTCACACAGTATGAATGTTTTACACTACGCCCATAGTATATATGAAACAGAATTATATACTAATCCTGGTATTAAGCCATATAAAAATATTATTTATATTTCAGCAGCTTTACATGATATGTGTGATAAAAAATATATGGACGAATCTATAGGCATTAAAGAAATTACTACATTTACAAACTTACATCTATCTAGTGAAGACAGTGATATTATATCTAAAATTATTACTACAATGTCATATTCAAAGGTTAAAATTAATGGATTTCCCGACTTAGGTATTTATCAATCGGCATATCATGCAGTTAGAGAAGCAGATTTATTAGCTGCATATGATTTCGATAGATGTATTATTTATGATATGAAGGTTAATGGAAAAAATTTTGACTTATCATTTCAACATGCCGAAGATTTATTTGAAAATAGAGTATTCAAACATGCCGATGACAACTTATTTACAACTGTTTATGCAAAACAAAATTATCCGACACTTCATACACATGCTGTTAATAGAATGAATACATGGAGGAATATTTTAAAACTGCCCTCTAGATTATAACTACATATATAGTAATATAAATAATTATATGTATAATATATAAGACAATGAAAAAAGAAAAAAAGAAAGAGGAAAAAGTATATGGGTTTATAAATTTTTTTTATGATACAGAGTATACATCAAATACAGTAAACGGTATAACAAAAATATACGATGATTTAAAATGGAGATTTCCATGTAATAGGTGTCAATTAAATTGTGTAGATACAAAAATTACAGTACATGATACTCATAATCCAACATTTGTGATTCTTCGACAAAAATACTGTCATAAATGTTGGCTTCGTATAATGAATGACAAATAATTATTTTGATTTATCCAAATAATCTAACGCCATTAATAAAATTTGTTCTTGCTCGGTTAATTTTTGAAATATGTAACATTCATCTATTTTTATTTGAAATTTATGATTATAAGTGTTTTTACAAACAAGATGTATTCCGTTGCTTAGTATTTTAATATCAATTATAATTCCTCCTCTAGTAAGTGCAATTTTATTAGGATCTTTTAAATTTATCCATCTAATATATCTCCCATATTGAATATCTGTTAAATCATCAACATAACGATAATTTTTTAATTTCTCATGAAAATCTTTTAAATTATCTCTTGATAATAATAATTTTTGTAAATAATCATTTTTTATACTCTTGATCATTCTACTGTTATAGTTCATAATACTAGAATTACTATCATTTTCTAATGCTTTTTCTAATGGATTATTTACTTCTTCATCATTTGACATATATATTAATATTAGTTATTTTTATATTAATTGTAAAATATCATATATCATATTTTATTGCTATAAATACCATAATTCATATATGAAATGTTAAATATTAAAAAGAGAGAGATAAATATCGATAATTAAAACACCTGATTTTATCCTCGTTTTTGAGCGAATGAACAACCTGATTTTTGGATTTCGGTAAATAAGAGGATCGTTTTTATGTAGGCAACACCTCACTACATAGACTGTTTATAACTGGTAGAAAACAACAAATAATGTAGGTTGTTCAAGGTAAATGCCTTCATATGAAGGGAGAAATATCTAATGAAAAAAAACGGAAACCATTTGATATATGTAGTAAAATGCATTTTTTTGTTTTTTTATATTTGATTTTGAATTTTGAAAAATTACACAAGGTTTTTATGTGTGTTTTTTTTATTTTTGGATTTAGAATTGAAAAATAAGCAAAAAGTGGTTTTAGAGCATAATGCTCTCATTTCAGAAAAAATAACTAAAAATTTGTTATGATAAAATTTTATATTATTTTCGAAAAGTATTTAGGGGTAAAATATTGTTGTATAATATACAACAAAATGACAACATTTTTACCCCAAAAAAACCCCAATAAATATTTCTGTGAAAAATGTAACTTTGCATGTAGCAACAAAAAAGACTACTCTCGACATATTTCCACTAGAAAGCATAAAAATACAACAAATACAACATATTTTACCCCAAAAAACCCCACAGCATTTTCATGTGAATATTGTGGAAATATCTATCAGCATCGCGCATCTCTTTACAATCACAAAAAACGGTGCTTTACCCAACTTGACGATGTAAATGATGAGATTAATAATTATAATCAAAATATTGCTACATTATCAAAGGAAAAGGAGAGTGAATTCAAAGAAATTGTACTTTTATTACTTAAGGAAAATAAAGAAATTCAAAGAAACTTTGTTGAATTACTTCCACATATGAAGGGCAATAATATTACAAGTAATAGTCATAATACAACTACTAATAATAATCAATTTAATATTAATATGTTTTTAAATGAGCACTGCAAAAATGCAATGAATCTTACAGATTTTATTCACTCATTACCAATTACTAGTGAGACATATGATAATACTATTGAAAATGGATTGACTAAAACAATTACTAATATGATTACAAATGGTTTAAATAATATGGATGTTTTAGAGCGTCCTATACATTGTACAGATCCTTCTAGAAAAACAATGTATGTTAAAGACAATAATGTTTGGGAGAAAGATAATGAACTAAAACTACTAGTTCAAGGAATAAAAACATTATCATTTAAACAGAGAACAAATATATCTAAATGGAAAGATGCGAATAATGGATGGGATACAGATGACGATTTACAGACAAAAATGACAAAATTAGTGTTTAATTCTATGACAAGTATCGAGGATGATGAAAAAGAGACTAATAAGATAATTAGAGCTATTGGAAAAAATACTTATTTAAGTAATGAAATAAAAAATGACTATACAACTATTTAGCTATTCGTTTATTTTTATTCTGTATATTTAATATAAATGGATTATTTAAAACAACAAGTTAAAGCAGGCACTGATGCTGCAAATAAACACTATAATGCTGGACTTAAAGCGGGTCAAAAACAGGCTAATGAAATGCACTCAAGTGCTACAAAAGGCCTTTCTAATATTAAATCATCTGCAAAAACAAATATGACTAAGGGATCTGATATGATGAAAACCCAATATAATAACCAAAAGTATAAAAACCCTTCTAATTTTATCATGGCTAAAGGGATGGAATCTAGAGCAAATTCTATGTATAATAGAGGATCTCAAATGACTGGTCAAATGAGTAGTAGATTTGCACCTACTTTAGGAAGATTCAATCCTAAAGGTATGACTAATAAAAATGTAGAACACGCTGTTGATGCATCATCAATGGGTTCTCCTCAAGCGTCACAATATTCACCTACTAAATTGGCTTCAAGAGCATAAGATAATTAATTTATTATATTAATTAATAAATTAATTTATTTTTTAAAATGATGTTCCAAATGATCCTCCTAAAAAGTCATTTGCAGCCATTGGTTCCATAGATGGACTAGCTGCGCCAACTAAAGGAGTTTCAGGACCAGCATACATATTATTAAAGTCGGGACTTTGAGGTATAGAATATTCATTTGTTTGACTCTTCATATTTGTCATTTGAGATTGTAATTGAGGAGGTGGTGAAACTGCTTGCGGAGGTGGGGCACTCATTTGTGTGGGTGCTTGTCCTGCATATTGTTGGGATAATGGTTGAGTTACTCTAACTTGTCCTTGATTCTTATTATCAGATTTTGTAGATGATGAACCACCATCATATAAATCCATTACTCTATCTACAAGTATTTGAAGCTTATCTCCTAATTTACTTTGAATTGTAAGTGCAAATAAAATGATTACAGGGATTGTATTTGTCATTGAAAAAGGTTCATATGCCATTCCACTATATGTTGGGATATATTCAATTATTTTATGTATAAAATACAATGCAAAAAACATGAATAACAGTTGTACTAGTATCTCTACAGTTATTACTAAACTTCCTTTGTCGTCTTCGGCTTCTGGAGAATATGTTTTTACCACTTTTAATAATATAACAATTGGTATTACAGCTAAAACAACATATTGTGCAATATTTAATAATAAACCTTTTTGTACTTCATCAAAAGGGAATACTGCTTTTATAAAACCTTCATTATTATTTGATGTAGATTTTTCAAGTCTATCCATATGATTTATAATAAGATTTAAAAATATTTAAATATATACTTTTATTTTTGAATATAATGTTGAGATATGCAATTGACCTAAATAAATACAAGGACAGAGATCCACGCCCAGGGGAGGAGAATTATCACGAAGAATATCAATATCTTAATTTGCTAAAAGATTTAATGGAACACGGCACTTTGGAGGAGGGTAGAAATGGTCCGGTTCAGACTGCTATTGGTTCAGCTATGCATTTCTCTCTTGAGAATGGTAAGATTCCTATTCTTACTACTAAAAAAACTGCTTGGAAAACCTGTCTTAAAGAGCTATTATGGTTTATTAGAGGAGATACTTCAAATAAACGATTAAACGATGATGGAGTTCATATTTGGGATGCGAATACTACCCGTGAATTTTTAGATTCAAGAGGCTTACAGCATTATGAAGAAGGAGATATTGGATCGCTATATTCTTTCATGTGGAGGCACTGGGGAGCAGAATATAAGGGTTGTGATGCTGATTATTCGGGACAAGGTATAGATCAGTTACAACAAGTAATAGATACTTTGAAAGACCCTGCACAACGAAGCTCACGAAGAATGGTAATTAGTGCATGGAATGTAGAACAATTAGATGGAGGATGTTTACCACCTTGTCATGTTTTATTTCAATTTAATGTGGTTGATGGTAACAAGTTAAGCTGTTGTATGTTTCAGCGCAGCAAAGATGAAGCAGCAGGCGCTCCATTTAATATATGTTCCTACAGCTTTCTAGTACATTTATTAGCAAAACATTGTGATTTAATACCCCATGAATTTATACATTACGGTGGTAATTGCCATATCTATGCGGAACATTTAGATGCTATGAAAGAGCAAATAACAAGGACGCCTTATCCTTTTCCAACAGTAGAAATTTTAAACAAGAGAGATAATATTAATGACTATGTATTAGAAGATTTTAAGATACATGATTATCAACACCATCCACCTATCAAAATAAAGATGGTTGCTTAACTTCGTCTTGAATAGCGTCGGCATAAAAATAATTAGCACCCCCAAATTAAAGCGGCAATGAGGGCTTAATCCCGAATATATTATAAAATTGATTAATTGATTTAGAATATAATAACTATATTATTAAAAATGAACTCAATATCACCATACGATTTGGAAACTGGACATACATATTATATTGAATATTATGATAAAGGTGTTTTTACATACGATGTGGAAACTGGACTTACATATTATAGTGAAAGTAATGATAAAGGTGTTCGTACAAAAAAATATCGTGGCGTTATTAATAATTTGAACGCCTGTACCTGGGATGGGCATAATGTACTTGAAATTGGAAATATGATTGAATATGTAAATGGACAAGAAACCACCTCGAACGATCCGGATTCTCCAACCTTTCCTGGAAATATCTTTTATGTACATGCAGGTACTAACGCAACAGAGGGCCAATATTGGTTATTTTATAAACCGGTTGCTGATTATTTAATGACAACACAAGTGCTTAAACACCGTACTCGCTTGGATAAAGTAAGTATTTTGGGTTTATATAAACAGCATGTTGGGTATATTTAAATGGAAACTAAAAAATTACCTGCCTTAAAAACGGCGTTTTAAATGTGCAAAGGTGTAAATATTCAATGGTGTAAACAATGAGTAATATTATTTAATTAAAATTTAATTCATTTTCTACATTTGTATCATTATCCTTATCTACTTCAGTTTCAATAATATCTATGGTAGTATATTTATTTTGTTTATCTCTATATTTTACTGCATCATCGACATTAGTAAATGATTTTAAAATACAAACCGATATAGGCATATTCATACTATTATATTCGACACCAACAACACAATATATCATGTATATATTCTTTCATATTCAATCCTTTATTATTTTTACTATTATATTATTTAGGAATAATTGCGAACAATTATCTTATTTTTAGTATTTTTTATTATTAAATATGAGTTCAAGTTCATCATTAGCAGCAGCAAGAAGAAGAAGAGCCGGTGGTGCTGGATCTAATCCAACACCAACTAGACCAACACCACCTTCAGGACCCAATAATCAGCAGCAAATACGAGTTCCTCCAAATGCACAAGTCAATCAATCTCCTCAAGTTCCTCCAAATACACAAGTCAATCAATCTCCTCAAGTTCCTCCATTTATTATGTTAAAACAACATGAAGCAAAGTTAAATGTTATACAAGAAGCTATTCATAGAATTCAAGAAAATAACGGTGTCAATAATCCTAATCCTACATTATCATCCAGTTCAGACAAATTTGATATTAATGAACTTACCGAGTTATTAATGACTCAATTAGAAGAAAAATTAGACTTAAAAGCCTTTTATGAAAATGATCAAAAACTTGCATCTGAAATTGAATCACTACATAATATGGTTGAATCACAACAATCTATAATTAATAGTTTAAATACAACACTACATTTTATTATTCAAAATTTAAATTTAACTCATCCATCTGATTCAGACGCAAATTCAATGATAATTGATAATTTTACTGAAAAAACAGAAGAATTATCGTCAGAAAATGAAGAGAATGTTGGCGATGAATCAGTCGATTACTTACCTACATTTACTACTCGTCCTATTATACCAGAGAATATAGAACCAGAAAAATCCGTTGTCATTAATGAAGATAATAATGAAATTAAAGAATTCAATAACGAAGACGATGATGATGGTTCTAATTTTACACCATTAAATTCTGACGAACCACAAGCATTTGATGGAAATGGACTATTAATTGAACCTGTAGACTAATAAGTATAAACATAAAAATTATTGTATTAAAATAAAATAATATGAAGACTTTATTATCGGTATTAATATTTTGTATTGTTTTATTCATTTATTTACACATAACATTTCATTTAAAGATAAGTGATGATTTAGAAGTTTATGAAATTGAACAGCCATCAAAAGAAAAATTAGAAGAAATATGTGATATTAGGCAACCGGTTATTTTTGATTATAATGTAGACGGTCTAATAAATGAATGTAATATAGATTCAATTGAGAGAAATTATGGAGCATTTGATGTTAAAGTTAGAAATGTTAAAGAATATGATGATGTTAGTGAATTATATTTACCATTAACATTAAATACTGCAAGAGAAATATTTAGAAAGGATTCGGAAGAGAGATTTATTAGTGAAAATAATACTGAGTTCCTAGAAGAAACTGGATTAATTAAAACTATGAGATATAATGATAATTTTCTAAGACCATATTCGGTATGTAATTGTATGTATGATGTAAATTTTTCTTCAAATGAGACAAAAACTCCTTTAAAATATGAATTAAATTATAGAAATTTTTACATGGTTACACAAGGTAAAGTAAAAATAAAATTAATACCACCAAAATCATCGAAATATTTATATACTATTAAAGATTATGAAAATTTTGAATTTCTCTCTCCAGTTAATCCATGGAATGTTCAATCTCAATTTAAATCTGATTTTGATAAATTAAAAACATTAGAAGTAGAATTAAAGGTTGGTCAAATTATATCAATACCAGCATATTGGTGGTATAGTTTTCATTTTTTTGAAAACACTAGCATTTGTAGTTTTAAATACAAAACATATATGAATAATATTGCTATATCAAATCATATTTTAGTGAATTTACTGCAAAGTCAAAATGTAAAGAGAGAAATAGCAAAGAAAAAGGAACTTACTATTGACACCTCAGATAATAAAACAGACGAATCTCAAGAACCTCAAGAACCTATACAAAAAGAATAAAATTCTATCCTTATAGTATATTGTATGAAACTATCACATAAGTTTAAAAAACAATTGTCTGTATTTATAGCTATATATATTCTATCTACATACACTGATGAAACAAGAGAGGAATGCAAAAATTTAAGTAATGAAGCATATGTTAATAATATAGTTCATCATATTATATCAAATTATTTATGGTTTGGATCATTTATATTTGGACACTATATAATTCATTTAATAATAACAATAACCATATTAGCAGGGTGGACATATTTCGGACATTGTTTTGTAACTTCTGCCTATAATAATATATGTGGATTACCTAATAATAATAATCATAAGGACCTAATATATAAAATTACATCATTTAATGTTGTTAATCATTATACATTAATTAAATTTGTTATAGCATATGATTTATATAAAATTTTTATAGATTATTAAATTAAAATTGATTTAAATAATTAATATAATAACACTACAAATATATTAATTATTATGACAACATCATATAAGATTCTCATAGATGATCGCAATTATACAGAATGGTGCTTGTATGATGCAATTTCATTGATTGAAGTAGAAAAATTGCATATTATTCCAACTTTAAGTAAATTATTTTCAAGTGATATTTTTGACATAAAGGATAAAAATGTAAATATCTTACATTCTAGCGTAAGATCAATGCCTTCTATTCCTGGGATATTAGTTTTAAAGGGCAATAAAACATATGGAAAATACAAGGATAAATTTCTTTATAAATGTATTCCTGATGATAGACGATTTCCAGAATTTACTGTGCCTTATAATGTAAAGTTGGGGTTTTCGAAAAATACAGACAACAAATATATTGTATTTAAATACAATAATTGGGATAATAAACACCCACAAGGCACCATCGTAAGTGTGTTAGGTGATGTTGATATATTATCAAACTTTTATGAATATCAATTATATTGCAAAAGTCTATATGCTTCTATTCAAGAATTTAACAAAGCCGTAAGTAATAAACTAAAAAGGAAAACTGCTCCAGAGTTTATAACCTCTATGATAGAAAAATATGATATTAAAGACAGAACAAATGAACAAGTATATAGTATCGATTCTAAAGAAACCAGTGATTATGATGATGCATTTAGCATTACAGAGTTAGGAAATAATGCTTATAAAATTAGTATTTACATTTCAAATGTTCCGTTATGGATGGAAGAACTAGATTTATGGGAATCGTTCTCACAAAGAATTTCTACTATTTATCTACCTGACAGAAAAAGACCTATGATGCCGCTTACATTGTCTAATTGTGTTTGTAGTTTATGCGAAAAAGAAGATAGATTAGCATTTTGTATTGATTTAACCATTAAAGATAATGAAATTATTGGTTATTGTTTGGAAAACACATATATCAATGTTTATAAAAATCATGTTTATGATAGTAAAGAACTATTGAAAGATAAGAACTATAAATTAATGTTTGATGTTGTTGATAAATTATCAAAGGACTATAAATATTTAAAAAAAATTAAAGACAGTCATGATGTAGTAGCCTATTTGATGATATTAATGAATTACTATACTTCTAGAGATATGGTGAAATATAATAACGGAATATATCGTTCTGTTAATTTTAACAAAGAATACGAAGGAAATAAAACATTACCAGATAATGTGAATGATTTCTTGAAAATATGGAATAGTTCATGTGGTCAATATGATTTATATGATGAGCGGAAATGTCACGAAATGTTGGAGTTAGAATCTTATATTCATTGTACATCTCCAATTAGAAGATTAGTTGACTTGTTAAATATGGCGAAACTTCAAAAAAATATGAATATGATAAATTATGGAAGTAACTTTGATAAATTCTATAATAATTGGACTGAAAAATTAGATTATATTAATACAACTATGAGAGCTATTCGTAAAATCCAAACTGATTGTAGTCTTCTCCACTTATGTTCTACGAATACAGAAATTCTAGAGGTAGAATATGATGGTTATGTATTTGATAAGATAGTCAGAAATGATGGTTTGTTTCAATACATTGTTTATTTAGATAAATTAAAATCTGTTTCTAGAATTACTTCTAGATTCGAACTACATGATTTTCATAAATATAAGTTCAAAGTATTTGTCTTTCAGGATGAAGCAACATTAAAAAAAAAAATTAGATTACATATTATTATGTAATTATATATTATATGGGTATTGATGAAGTAGGTTATAATCGTAAAGATATTGAAACAAATTTAGGTTATATTTTTAATGTACCTGATGATTATGAGTTAAATGAATCATCTGATAGTCATTTATTTGGTATAATTGAAATACCATTTGATGTGTTTAGTAAGGAAGAATTAATTGGAGGAACAGGACGAGGACGAGGACGAGGACGAGGAAGGGGTAGAGGCAATAATAGTGTCCCTATTTTTCCAAGTCGACAATTGCCTAGTATTCGTGGCTTAAATAGTAATGTTCTTGCTCAACTGTTACGGAAATTAATAGATGATGTATTAGGGAGTGGTTCCACGGGCCAGCAAGTTGCTGTTAATACAGGCGTTACCGGAAATAATCGACAAGCAATAATAAATGGTATACTACAGAGGTTGGAACCAGTAGACCAAAATATTAGTATATTAATTAACACCAGTACCTCTGGACTATATATTACTTTCCATTCTCAAAATAATAATACAGATCCAGTATTTCCAGCATTCCATGTAAGTGTCCATCATAATGGTTATGAAATGCGTAGGAGTTCAACACACAATAGGAGTCCAATTCATACTACTTTAGAACAGACTTCCGATTCGTCAACACCACGTGAAACTCAAGTATTAATAAATAATAATCGAATTAGAGTGCAACAGGTTCTTAGTATAACTCATGCGCTGGCGGACAGAAATGTAGATGGAGGTTTAAGATCGATGCGATTTCAAATGGGTCGTTTTAGAGAAGCGCATATAAGTAACGATGTCAATGACATCGTACAAAGATTAACAAATGCTACTATTATTGCTTTAAATAGCAATTTATTTAATCGAACCCTTTATCAACAAACAGCTGGTAATTGGGACACTGCAACACTTACTGCTCCTCAACAACAATCAGTTCCGACTTCTGATGATTTTCCGCCGTTGGGTAGTGGAACACAAAACGGTGGTAAGAAGAGAACAAAGAAAACTAAGAAAACTAAGAAAACTAAGAAAACTAAGAAAACTAAGAAAACTAAGAAAACTAAGAAAACTAAGAAAACTAAGAAAACAAGAAAAACAAAAGGCAAAACAAAGAAATAATACTATTATTAGAATATATAGATGATTTTAAAAGTAATAGTATTATTAGGAAATATATTTTTAATAAATTCAGAAAATATATATAATTATTATGAATTAGCAGTTCAAAAATGGTGTAGTTCGGAGTATATGATTCATGGATTATGGCCTCAAATAAACAGCACATCATATCCAGAAAATTGTAAAACAGTATCATATACCGAACCAACTGGGTCATTACTAACAGATATGAATACATATTGGCATAAATGTGATGATACATTATGGGAACATGAATGGGAGAAACATGGTTCTTGTATGCAAGAGCAAATCAATATTGATGAAAATACATTTTTTAATACAACCTTAAATCTTTTTTTAGAAAATAAAAAATTATTAGATAATTGTGGTGGTAATGATGATTGTATAATGGGGTGTTTTGATTTAGATTTCAAAGTTATAGAATGTGAATAAACTTTAAATATATAATGATTGATTAGTAGCAATAAATTTAAGTGTTAGATCAGGAATGAGTGATAGTTTGTGTAGAAGATCGACATTACTCATATACTCCGCAACACTTTTTAATTCATTAACCATATTATTAATTTTTAGTATAGCTTTAATAAACTCGCCTGTAAATATTTCATATTCAATTTCACATTTTTGTAAAATAAATTTACAACTTTGTTCGTCTGGTGAATTACACCAATCATGAATAGCAACAACAAGTTCTAGAGTAATATTTAAATTGTCTACATCAGAATTACCATTTCTAGATTCTTCAGTCAAATATTCTTCATACACAGTATTAAGTGTGTTAAGAGTATTTTTTAATACATAATTCGTAGGTAATGAGTCTGTATTATGTATTTTAACTTCGTCTTTAACTCTAATATTAGCGAAGCAACTCAACATAGCTGCAATATCCATAGCAGATAATTCTTGAAGATAATTACTTTTAAAGAAATAATCAACAAATGCTAGACAATGAGTTTCTTGAATATATGTGGCGCAAATACCTTTTTCAGATACAGTATTTTCATTTGTTAAAAATTCCATATTTTTTAAGAATAATGTGAGTTCATTGTATCTTGAAAGGAAATGCTCTTTTAAATTTGTAATATATTGTTGCTGCTGTAAGATCTCATTTTCAATTTGAATAATAGAATTATATTGTTCTAATTCGCGTTTGAATTGTTTATTTCCGTTTTCAATTTCAGACAATGTTTTTTGTATTTGTTTTCTAATTTTTTGTTTCGAATTGTTTAGCTTACTGGTAAGTGTTATATATTCGCAATATTTGTCTTTATTTTTAATAACAGCTTCATATGTAGGATTAGAAATTTTGTCATTATATCTAATGGTAATATCCTTAAGTCTTCCCTCATTTAATCGCAACTCCTTTTCAATTTCTCCATTACACATACTTTTTGCAGCGAAATCTAATGTGTTATTTTCATATTGATGAAAATTTAATAGAAGATTATATGAAATTTTAAATTTTGATTGTAATATTTGTGGTTTTCCATTTAGTAAATTACTATAACTATGTGCATATGGTAATGAAAACATATTGTTAAGATGAATAACATGACCAATAGTATCCAATCCTCTTCTTCCAGCTCTACCAGCCATTTGAGTATATTCATGAGGATATAATAGTCTCATAGTAGAACCATTAAATTTATCGAATCCAGTAAATATTACAGTTTTTGTAGGCATATTAATTCCTACTGCAAATGTTTCTGTAGCAAATAATAGTTTAATATATCCTTTATCGAATAATAATTCAATCATTTCTCTGAAAATAGGCATAACCCCAGAATGATGAATAGCGACCCCTTTTTCTAACAACTTAACAATAAATTCAAATTCCGGAAGATTTATATATTCTTGATGATTTGGGAGTTTTCGTAAAATTTGTTTACATTCGTTTCTGATTGTAGATGGAATAGTTGAATCTTCGTCAAATAAAGAGAAGTTAATGAATTGAGCATATTTTTCAACTGATTTCCTTGAAAATACAAAACAAATAGCTGGGAGCATATTATTCCTATTAAGATATTTTGTAAGTTCATTTAAAACAAATGAAGGTTTGATAAAACAATTATTTTTATTAATATAATCCTTTAACTTTTTAACTTTTTCATAATTGTCTTCATGAAACATTTTATCATTATCTTTAATTTCAATAGGTTTATGTAAGAACTTGTTAATATATTTAAGAAATTCCTTGTCCTTTATATTTTTAATTGGTCCTTGAGGCATAGTTGTGTATAAATAATGTTTTAATGGTACTACTCTATGATTTGTTGGGGCTAAATATACGGATTTTTTATTATTTTCGTCTGATTTTACATCTTCGATCCACTTTGCAAAATCACTAGGTCGATCAATAGTAGCCGACAACATAACTAATTGAATATGGTTGTAGAGAAACATAATAGTTTCTTCCCATATTTTTCCTCTATCTGCGTCATTAATATAATGGACTTCGTCAAATATAACACATGCAAGTTCATTTTCAAAATCCATCTCAAACTGTAATGGTACAGATTGATTATTTGTATTTTTTTGCAGTAATGTATTTCTTAAAATTTCGGTTGTCATAATTAAGACATCAGCCTCGGGATTAAATTTAATATCTCCTGTTAAAATACCGAAACTAATATGGGGAAATTTTTTTGAAAATTCGTGAAATTTTTGATTGGAAAGTGCTTTGATAGGTGATGTGTATATAACCTTTTTTCCTTTAGATACAAAATGTTCAATAGCAAATTCTGCAGGAAGTGTTTTACCACTACCAGTATGTGCTGTTACTAGGATGTGATTATTTTCAACAATAGCCTTAATAGCATATTTTTGAAAATCGCTTAATGGAAATGGAAATTTATCAAAATGATCCTTATAAAGGGAGTCTTCTTTAAATGTGTCTTTACAGATAATAACCATTGCTGTATAATATAATTAAATTAATATTTTTTAAATTAATTCAATTTTATATAAAACTATTATTTTTGTGGATTATATAATATAAATATGATATATGCAAAATATAATAACTAATTACAAACTAATAAATAAAATAGGACATGGATCATATGGAGAAGTTTGGAAGGCATCGCATATTAATACTAATAAATTAGTAGCGATAAAATTAGAAAGAAAGAATAAGTCTACTAGTACTTTGAAATATGAAACTATAATATTAAGACATTTAAGGGAACTCTCTAGAGTAGTAAATATAAAATATTATGGAGAGATAAATGATTATAATTATTTAATTATGGATTTATTGGAATCAAATATAAATAGTTATTATAATTCAAAATTAAGAATAGTCGATACAGAATATCATAAATTAAAAGAAATAGGAATTCAAATGATGGAATGTATATCTGATATACATAATAAAGGAATTGTACATAGAGATATTAAACCGTCTAATTTTATGTTAGACTCTAAAAATATAGTATGCTTAATTGATTTTGGATTAGCAAAACAATATATAACTCCAAATGGACATCATCGACAGAATAGTAAATGTAATAGGGTAGTAGGGACAATTAGATATACAAGTTTATATGTGCATAGAGGAAATACATATTCAAGGCGTGATGATATAATATCATTTGTTTATGTAATAATATATTTGTTACGAGGAACTCTACCATGGCAGGGAATAAATTTTGATAATAAACATCAAAAGGTTGATAAAGTTTACAACTTGAAAAATAATATATTGATTTGTGAATTATGTAAATTTTTACCCAATAAAATTGAAGAATTATTAACTTACGCATATAGTTTATCATATTATGATGAACCAAATTATGACTATATCATATTTTTATTGAAAACCATTACCTAGAAGAGTGATGATAATATTTAAGCAAAATAGTTTAAAGATTAAATAATAGGTTGTATTATAATGAGCAGTACAGATTCTCAAACAGGAACAACTAATATGACACACGAGGGTCGCGTAAAGTGGTTTAACAATAAAGCAGGATATGGATTTATTTCTGTTATTGGTGGTGAAAATGATGGTATGGATATTTTTGCACACCATTCAGCAATTCAAGTTAGTGAAGAGCAATATAAATATCTTGTTCAAGGTGAATATTTAGAGTTTAATCTTTCCACTGTAGAGTCTAAGAGTCATAAATACCAAGCTTCTGACATTCGCGGTGTAAAAGGAGGTAAATTGTTATGTGAGACTCGTAATGAGAATAGAAGTTCTGCTCCACGAAGTAATAGAAGTAACAAGTCTAAGAAAACACAAACTCGTACCGAGTCATCCAGTGTAGATAATAATGAATCGTCACTATAAGATGTTATATAATCTATTTTATAAAATTATTAATAATATATAATTATTTGAATACTTAATTATATATAGAAAAATATTATTTAAAGATACTACAATGATGTAATATATATTATAATGTCTACCGATCAAGAAAACACTACAATGAATGTCGATACTGAAGATTCGTCTCCTATTGATAGTCAATTTTCAAATATTTTAAATACTCTATCTCAATTTAAAACTCAAATTACTGCAATTTCTACACAAATGAGGTCTCTTGAGAAAACTGTAAAACGCGAAATTAAACAACAGAAAAAGGAAATTACAAAGAAACAAAGTAAGGGTAATAGAAAGCCTTCTGGTTTTGCAGCAGCTTCTCCTATTTCAAAAGATCTGTGTGATTTTATGGGAAAGGAGCATGGAACTTCTATTGCTAGAACAGAAGTAACAAAATTTATTTGTAGTTATATTGAACAAAATTCTCTTGCAAATGATGAAAATAAACGAGTTATTAAACCTGATGATAAACTAAAGTCTTTATTAGGCACAGATGAAGAAACAGTTGTAACCTATTTTAATATTCAACGATTTATGAATCGTCATTTCATTAAGAAATCGGTTGAAGAATCTAAATAAGATATAGTAATATAAACGCTTAAAAATATTATATATACAAATAGTAAATGAGCTTAACGCAATTTTATATTGACAATAATTCAATACTTATTTTTT